GGCAGTGAGCTGGACACCAGTGTTGGCGGTCACGGTCTCACCACCGGAATACAGGGCGGTTGCGACGTTGGCGGCCACATCGTAGGCATTGACGCTGCAGGTCTTGTAGGTGAGGGACAGAGTGGCGTTATCAATGCGAGAGAAGTTGCAAGTGCCGGAGGGCTGGCGACCGGCGGGCTTGAGTGCGAAAGAGTACAGATACACACCGGAGGGAGCCAGGGAGCCGATGGTCTGGAAAGGCTGGACCTGGTTGAAGTAAGAGCCCTTGCGAGCGGCGAAACGGTCCTGGCCGTTCAGCTGCAGCTTGGAGGAGTCCAGGATGGCCAGGGCCTCGTTGAACACGGCGGTGTTGGGCACATCACCATACACAACGTTGGAGCTGGCATTCAGGGTGGCAGTGCCGGTGTACTGGCCATAAGACAGGGGGCCGGGCTTGTTGAAGTTCCAGGCCAGGTACTTGGTGGGGTGGTTGAAGTTCAGGCGGATGTTCTGGGTGGACTGAGAGCTGGCGGAGGGGGTGGCGGTCTCGGAGCCGGTGAACTGCAGCTGCTCGATCAGGTACTCGTGGGGCAGCTGGGCGAAGCGGGTGCGCTCCTGGGTGTCCAGGAAGATGTAGTCGACCCACACGCTCATCTGGGGAGCGACAGCAGACACGGAGGCGCCGCCCTCAACAGCGGTGATACCGTTGACAGTGGATGCCAGTGTGAAGTAAAGCTTCACCTCGTGGTACTGTAGGGCAATCAGGGGGAGGGCCAGGCCGGGGGTCTGGTTGAAGAAGAAGATCAGGGGCACGTAGAAACGCTTGACGGCGGTGGCGGGCTCGTCGTTCACGAAGTCAGTCATGCGGCGGTAGTTCTGACGGTCGTTGTCCATGCGGAACAGGGAGTCGTACATGCGGAACCAGTCGGCGTAGTGCTTGTCAATGCGCTGGCCACCAATCTCCAGCTCAACATCCTGTAGCAGCTGCTCGGCGCAGTAGAAGGTGGGGCCAACCTTGGTCAGCACGAACTCAACCACGATGTCCGTGATCAGGTCACCGTTACGGGAGATCTGTGTAGACACCTTGTTGCCGAAACCAACACTGCCATTGATCGTCTGTTGGATGGACTCCACAGCGAAGTTGGTGTACCGGCGGTATACCGTCTTGAAGAATGTGATTTGGGGGTTTCCAGTTAGATATACGTCCTGGGCACCGTATGCAACTAATTGACTCAAGCCTCCCGCCATACTTGTTTATATCTTTAGTAAATATTTTTTTTTTGAATTTTAACGCATTTTTACACACACGTCGAGTTTTTTCTATGGGTTTTAGTGATTTTCTGCGACTTTATTTACGATTTTACAGAAGTTTCTGGAGATTTCCAAGGTCTAGAAAGACCTAATCTTTTCCTATGTTCTTTTATAGTAGTTATAGAAACATCAAATTCTGCTGCCAACAGAGGAATTTTACCATTGAGACGTGTATTTGCCTCTAAGAACTCCTCATCTGTAAACTTCCTCAGTTTTAACATAGCTTCTGTTTGTTTTTCCTTTACCTTTTCTACATACTTAGCATCTTGCCACAATATTTTCATCTTGTCTGACTTCTTCTGTTTAGCTTCTTCCGTATTCAAACAAGCCCCTCCTTTAGTTTTATACAATATCTTTCGTCTATCACTTTCCTTGTTTCTATTTTCTTCATCTTCCCAATATTTTGTTGTTCCATCCTTACGTTTCTCAATAAACTCAGGGTCTTCATTGTTCTTGCGTATTCCTTCTAGGTGTTTCTCTCTATATTCTGGATCATTCCTCAATTGTTCCATCGCTTCTTCCCAGCATTTTCTTGTTTCCTCACTCATAACCGTGGAACTACCACCAGTTGTCAGATTGTATCCATTTGGAGCCAGCGAATCAAATGTATATATGTAATAGTCTTCGGCATCATCTGCCTCTTTCTTGGTTAATTCGTTTTCTATAATAGAAACAATAACAGATGACCAACCGTATTTATCTATGACCGCGCGTATGTATCTACACTCTGTAGAACTTTTTGACCTATGTTTCTTGAATCTGTTCTTAGTACAACACGTCTGCCCTACATATGTTTTTCCTTGGCACGTCAGAGTATATATACAATACAAATGTCTTTGTTCCTCATCAAATAGATTTGGACCCTGCCATCTGCCATCATAGTGAACAAAAGTCATCCTAGTATACATAGTTCTCTCTATGGTATACTCACAGTTTCGTCGATATAGTTTTATATCGACAAAAGTTGATACATACAGTTTGTTAAATTCTTTGTAATTTAGTCTTTGCTATAACAATGCGTGTCATCGGTTTCACATTTGCCACCGACTCTTTCGCAGGATCCGCTGCAGCCCTAAAGCATTCCGCTCTCACCACGGGAGAGTTTTCTGAGTTCCATGTATACAGCCCTAAAGATATCCAATGGTTGATGGATACCTTCCCTGGGCATTTTGCGGATGGGAACCGTGGCTTTGGGTGGTGGGCCTGGAAGAGTTTCCTCATAAGGAATGTGATGGCCAAGACAGAGGACGGAGCGGTCCTTGTTTACATTGACAGCGCGACGGTCTTCGAGCGTTCTATCCAGCCATATGTAGACTTTGTCACCAATGACAAGCCTATCCTGCTACAGCGGCTAGGAAACTGGAGCGCCAAGGAAAATGATTACCGCGTAAAGAAGTGGACCAAGAAGTCCATTCTCAACTCCCTCGGTGGTCCCAAGGCAGGTGACAGCATCATGCTAGAGGCGTCTTTCCAGGTGTACAGGAACTGTCCGGAGTCTAGGGCTTTTGTCCAGCAATACATGAACTTTTGCCTAGACCTCGACATGGTTAATGACTCAGGCAAGGACTCTGATGTTATTGACTGTCGCCATGACCAGAGCATCCTGAGCGTCCTTGCTTTTGATCACCCTAAGATTGCGATTTGCCGTAATGCTTCCCAGTGGGGTAAACTGGACCCCTCGGTAGAGGATGTTATCGAGATTGACTCTAAGGGTCCTGATGGTGTCATGTATAACTTGTTCGAGCATCACAGGCGCCAGTTGCGTCTTCCTAAGCTCGCAGTTATCACACCGACGACTGGTGGTAAGTTCCTTGAGGCTTGCATTGAGTCCGTCCAGAAGTCCACCCTCCCCAACATCGAGCACTGGGTTGTTGTAGATGGCAAGGAACACGAGGCAAAGGTTGACCTAGTGCTTTCTAAGTTCGAAGGCAAACACACCGTGGTGAAGTTTGTCCTCCCTAAGAATGTGGGTGCCGGTGGTTGGAACGGACATCGTGTGTACGGTTCTCTGCCTTTCCTCGTGACATCTGATTATGTCGCATATCTTGACGATGACAATGTCGTGGCCCCTACCCAGTATGCGGATCTGCTCCGCGGGCTCATCTCCAACAAAACCAAGTGGAGTTATTGCCTGCGGTATCTGATGGACGCAGATGGAAACCGTGTTGGGGAGGACAACTGTGAGTCCCTAGGAGGAATTTCCCACGCAGTATATGGTCCAGGGAATTACCTCATCGACACATCCTGCTATATGTTGGACAGGGATCTTGCCATCATGGCAGGTCCAATCTGGAATGCACGGTTCCGCGACCCCACCGGAAAGCCCGAGCCAGACCGTGAGCTCTGCAAGGTGCTGCTTCAGAGTGCTCCCCATACTGTTATCCGGAAGCATCACCTTGGGTATCGCCTAGGATCCACGGGCCTGTCTGTGAAGCCAGAGTTTTTCTCACAGGGCAACCAGAACTTTGGCTATGACTTTGAGAAGTTCCAAGATATCTACATCTTCCACTTCAACAAGAAAGCGACCGATGACTTCCTAATGGCTCGGAAGATGTACTCTCGCCAGTCCTTTGCCCTACACGAGTGGCAGATGACTCTTCTTCGCGGACTTGACGGTCTCAATGGTGGCAAGTATAATCTGCTCAACGGGTTCACCAACGCCCCCAATATTCCAGAGGAGTCTACTGTTCTCGTGAGCCTGTGTAACCCCGGAGAGCTCCCTCTGGAGTTCCTAAAGGAGCGCAAGGACCTCAACAGGATTGTATATACCCTGGAGAGTCCTAATATCCGCCACACAGGTCAGTGGAGCATTCCCAAGTTCCTCCAGGAGTACTTTGACGTCGCCCTG